CAGCGTGCGCACCATGCGCAAGCTGTCGACGCCGGACAGTGTCTTCAGGTTGGTGAGGCGGCGCGCCAGGAGGGCGATTTCTGTCGAATCGTTGTCCGTCGGCTCGCCGCCCACAGCCAGAAGGCCGTGGGGGCGCGGCTGGTGCATGGCTTAGACCGTCAGGCTCAGGCGATAGCCGACGTCGTAGGTGTCGCCGTTCTGGAAGACGCGGTCGACGGCGTACTTGGTCGCCGAGATCAGCGCGCCAGTTGTTCCTCCGCGGGTGCTATTCGTAAGCAGCGCGGCGCCGGTCACGTTCAACTGCCCCGCCGTAGCGATCGTGACGCTGGCAATCGCAGCCATATTGTCGATCGAGTTGGTTGCGGTGCTGGCCGGCGGCGTCCAGGCGGGACGGGTCGGGCTCGTATAGCCTTCGGTCATGCTGACGATCTCAGACGCAGCAGCGGCAAAGTTCGCGGCCGTCCAGTTCGCAGCGGGCGCGGCTGCGCCACTGAAGAGCGCGAGGAAGTAGCCGGCCGGCTTTGCAGTCGCGCCCAGGGCGACGCTCAGGATGTGCGCCAAACCTTCGGTGACGATCAGGTTCGGCGTTCGGCTCCATTCGCCGCCGTTGATGCGGTCGAAGTATTCGCCAGAGGCGATGACGCCCTGCTTCGGGAAATAGAGCCCTTCGTCGGTGATGTCGAAGTTCTCGTGATGAATGGCCGAAGCCAGTTCGTTGCGCAGATTGCTCATAGGTTATCTCCAGGATCCCTATGCCGCACTCTTGCGCAGCGGTGAAAGGCCCGAATACGGGACGTCTCAGACTACAGCGGTCAGCACTCTTCGATCCAGCACTACAGAGGATCCAGACTGGCCGGAAACGCCACGGATCATGCCGGCGTGCAACTCGACAAGGCGGCCGTCAGCCGTCCCTGCCACGTATCCGTTCTCTGCGAGCCACATCGCGGCCCCGGCTCCGCCCGGCGAGAGGTCGGCGCTCAATGTGTCAGCCTCCACCGCGATCGCGCTTCCGGGGATTGGCGCACGAGAAGCCTTGCGCACCATTACGAGTTGGTCGGGCGACGAGCCGGCAAGGAAGGTGACGTGATCGACCTGCCCGATCCAGATTCCGCCCTCGACCGGCTGGACAAACGTAATGCGCTGCGGCATCTGCACAAAGCCGTGGCGCTCGTCGTGAAGGTGGTAGGCCAGCGCCTCCGAGAAGCGCAGCAGATTACGCGAGGCTGTCAGCAGCCGGCCACGCCAATAGGCGAGACAGCTCCCGGAAGGCATCGGAGATCGGTGCTGGAATTGTGCGGGCGCTCCAAGCTGCGGCATCACGCGCACCATGATGGTCGGCGAGCCCACCGGATAGTCCTGTTCCCGCGCGAGCTCGCCGCCATTGGGCTGCGTGAGGTACAGCCGGGCGCCCGTCACGGACGGATCCAGGCACAACGGCAGCGTGATCTCCAGCGCCCCGCCGTCTTGTACGTGCGAGGTGGCGATCGCAGACGGGGCTGACTCCAGCGCACCCCGAAGCCATGCCACTGCAACGCCATACGCGCCCGCTTCAAGGGATCCTTCGCCGGAGATCACGAGCGGGGGCGGAGGCGTATCGAGCGTCAGGCGCTGGGCCTTGGCGCCGTCGAAAGTGAAGATGCCGGCCTCGCCAGCGGCGCAGACAAGGTTGTTGAGCACCGTATGCGATACCTGAGCCTCTCCAATCGTGGCAAGGGGCTCGTGGGTCCAGCTTGAAGTATCGAGCCTTCCCCACTGATCCCCAAGCGTGGCGAACACGTCGCCATGCAGCGGGCTCTGCCAGAGGTTTCGGTACTGAATGGCCGTGACGCGCCGCGGGTGCGGGCGCAAGTCGACCTTGCCTGCAGGCGACAGATCGACATTGACTGCATCACGCACATACAGTCGTGCGTCCTCGCCTGCGCGCTGCAACGCGGCGTCCTCAGCCACGTTGTTGATACCGGCGATCGGCATCAGCGAAATGTCTGCCATCAGAATGCTCCTTTGCGATATTGGTCGGCATTTCCGTCCGGCCGGATGAAGTGCGTGCCATGCTTGGCATCAGAGGCGGCAAAGGTGGTGGCGCAAATCCCCACAGGGGAAACTTGGCGCACCGGCCGCGGTGTCGGGCTGCGCGTCACGCGCATGCGCTTCTCAAAAGCCTGCAGTTCGTACTCGCACAGGAATGCGTCGAACCCCTGCATTGCGACATCACGCACGCGGAACGACACCCAGGGCTCGCCATGGGCATCCATCTGCGAGCCTTCCGGGATCGTGGGCATCAGCGGACCCACGCGCAGCCCCTGCCACATATATGGCTTGTCGCCGCTCTTGCGCGTCCCCATCAGCGTTGCCTCGTACCCCAACGGGCTGACCTTGCGGTGGAATAGGTCGATCCTGTTCTGGCCGAACGCCTGGGCATTCAGCGCTGACGGCTTCACGCTGCGCGGCCCGGGCGGGACGTAGTGCTCGATCTTCGTCATCCCGTACAGCGACATCGAGGTCGAGTCGAACTGAGTGACATGCTGCGTCCCTGGGACCGTATGCCAGCCAGACCTGAAGGTCGTGAAGGCGGTCGGCTGGATGTAGTGGCGCTTGAGCTGAACGGTGGCCCGGCCGTACCCGGGCATGATCCACTGGCGCTCGTAGAATCTTGCGTTGATGACGCGATTCTGAAGCATGACTTCTGCGCTGCCGAAGGTCACGCCCGGCGCTCGCGTCAGCCCATCAACGTAATGCAGCGGCCGTGTGCCGGGCAGCGGATGGTTTATCCGCGCCTGCGCCGACGCCTCCATGACGGCGTAGATGGTGTGCGGCGAGAGCCTTGGCTTTTCAGGGTCAAATACCTCTTCGTCTGAAAACTCCCCCACGATCAGTGTGCGCACCTTGAGCGCGACGAACGGCTCTCCAACCAAGTATTCGCCGTATCCCGGCTCGACGCGGATGCTGTTGGCGGTGACGCGGTGCCCGCCGAACTTGGTCGCCGGATCCTCCTGTATGACGTAGAGCACCTGCTGGTTGATGATGGGCTTCGGAACCTGCTTCCGATCTTCGTTCTCGGGAGGTGGGATCCCCTGCCCTGGCTTCTTCTCTTGCCCGTCAAACCACTCTGCATCCAAGCTGATGGTCTGCATGGAGTACGGCGGGGCTCCCGTTTTCACGACCGTCAGTTTGTCTCCGATCGCGCCAGCGCGGTATCCGGTCGGGTGGATGCTGCGGTCGCGGAAGGCAATCACCGTTTTCCCGAAGAGCTGCGTGAGCGAGCCTGAAGGCGCGACCGGGCGCCACTCCAGACGAACGAACGCATCGCCGAACTCTTCGGACACGCGGCCTCTCGTATGGAGCTCGGGCGTAACGTTGCGCACGGTCGCGTAGCCGTAGAGGTTCTGCAGCGTCCATCGCGGCGTGATAAGCGTCCAATGAATCGACAGCGAGGCCCACCCAGGCCCGAAAGCATCGAAGCCGATGCCGTCGATGTAGCGCGTTTTCAGCTTGACCTCCGGCATCGTGATGGCCGGAGCGCCGATCGTATGGCGACCCTCGAAGGACAGCGTTCGCACGCGGTCGGCAACCATTGGGTAGCCGTACCATGCGGAATCGAAGCCTCCGATGCGATCAAAGCTGCGCCGCGTGTTGGCAAGGTTGGAGTTGCCGAAGAGCGTTGCGACGACCCCATCCGGCTTGAGCACCGCGGCAGTGTTGCGCACGCTCGCCCAGGTGGACAGGTACGGCGCCTCGATACCCTCCAGGCGGAACGGCCGCACCCGGAAGGCGACCATCCCGGCCTCGTAGCTCTCGGGCATTGAAGGCGAGGCAATCCCCGTCAGCAGCAGCGGGCGAGCCTTGTTGTCCGTCTGGTGGTCGCCAATGCGCAGGCTCTCGCTGCCGGTGATGCGTACCGTGCGCGTGCGGTTTTCAACCTTCGTCCACTGCGGCCACGCAGGCGGGTTCAACTGGCTGTCTGCGTCATAGAACATGGTGACGTACTGACGCAGGTTCCACGCGCGTGCAGTGCCCCAGCGATCTGCTGGCTGAACGCCGGTCGTTATGCTCGGCGGTGTGATGACCTTGCGGAAGTTGTAGATGGTAGGCAGGCCGTACAGCCCGGAGAAGCCGAGCGGATAGGCGGCCTGAATCTCGGGGATGATCCTGGCGCCAAATCGTGCGGCGTCGAAGCCAACGGGCTGCAGGAATCGCAATCCGCCAACCATGTGGTTGTCGGCAAAGTTCTCGAAGATGCTCTTGGGCGCGACCGTGCGGTCTGCGTTCGTGACGGCAGGCGTGCCGTAGATCGCATGCTGGGCGCCGATGCCAAGAAGCGTCCTGCGGCCATGCTCTGCCTTCGCCTTGCCATAGGCGTCGGCGGCAAAGCCTTCAAGGCTGATGAATCGGTATCGGAACCAAATGGAGAGCCCGCCGAGCCGCTGCGAGTCATGCCCTTGCGCCTCCACGGCTCGGATGCGCGGCCAGACCGTCGGGCTGCCGGCCGCGCCAGCGAATCCTTTTGGCGAGAGCTCGGGAGTCTTCGTCAGAAGCGGCGCACCCACGCGCATGCTGTTGATGCCCGCGGGGGTGATGTAGCGAATCGAGTAGCCGACGCCAACGCCGACAGGCGGCGCCAGCGCATCCAGGCCCGGCGGCGCGATCGAAGGGCTCTTGTTGGCGATCGCCAGCGCGCCCAGGCTGGCCGAGTTCCAGCCAACCGCGGGGATGTGCCGCCGGGTGTTCTCGACGTAGGTCCACGCCGGGATTTCCAGGTAATCAGCGCCGGAAACGCGCACCAGGAAAGAGCGGTTGGCGATCCGTGTGTCGCCGAACACGCCCGCTTGGACCACCGACGGCGGGAACAGCTTACGGGTCGGATCGAAGGCGCGCGGGAATCCGAACTCGCTCGCGTCGATGCCGCCCGGGGTCAGATACTTGGTCTTGAACTCGATGCGCGGCACGCCATACGTCGTCGTCTCGAACCCCTTGGGGGCCGGATTTCGCTGGACAAACGGCGTGCCGAAGCCGGTCGCCAAAAGCGCATATGGGAATATCGTGCGGGGCGAGACGTTCGGCCCGGATACGGCCGGCGCCGCGATGCCCTGTGGATTGGCGGTTTGGTCCGCTGTCGTGTTAATGACGGCCGGCTTGCTCAGGGTTGCCGCAGCGATTCCGCCCGGCATGACCTCCTTGATGCCGCCAGAGACAAACGGATCGCTGAAGGCGAGCGCATTGATCCCGCTTGCCCGGATGAACTGCAGGAGGTTCCAGATATGCGCGACGCCAAGCGGCTCGGGCGCAACGCCGGCCGGCTTGAGTGCAACCCCTGTGTTTCTGAGGTTTGCAGTGCCGTACAGCGCCGCGTAATGACCAACGACGCGAAGCTCGTTGATCGCCGTCTGGATTGCCGGGCGGCCGAACGAAGGAGGCTCGATGCCTGTCGGCCGCAATCCTTCTGGGGTCGCGACGGCAGGCGAACCGAACGCGGAAACGTCGCCCATGGTCGGCCAGACGTAGCCGTAGCCAAGCGCGCCGAACTCAAGCTGAAGGCTGCTTGCAGGCGGAGGTGAGTACGGCTCCGAAAACCAGTTCAGAACCAGACTGCCACTCGGCGGCGGGTTGTACCCTCCCAGCAGGCGAGTGCGCAGCTTGCCAAGGGGCCAGATCGGCGCCGC